CAATAATTTTTATTCATAAATACATTTAAATGCAAGTTTAAGCACAAATATTTAATAATATTTTAATTAAAAGCGGTATTATTATTGTTACCGTTCTATGATATACGTCACACCTATTGAACGGATACACCTTGAGCGTACAAGACTGGGCGGCTTTATCTTCTACTGTATTAGGCGTAGGCGCCGCGGTAATTGTAGGTATCCGTTGGACAATTAAACACTACCTGTCAGAGCTTAAGCCTAATGGGGGCTCATCGCTAAAAGATGCGATTAATCGAATTGCTACGGACATGACAGAGGTTCGTGTATCATTAGCAAGACTTGAGGGTCGTTTCGACCAGCACGTAGAAGAAGGAGAAAAATGAATAAAGCAATGATTGAATCCTACGCACGTAACTTGCTTGGTCAGGTTATTGGCGCAGTAATGATTGTCATGCAAACAAGCGGAGCAGCAACACCTTTGGATTTCGGTTCAGGTGAGTGGCTACTAGTAGCTAACGCTCTGTGGGCATCTTTGGTCCCAACAGCCCTTCGCTATATCAATAAGAAGGACCCAGCGTTTGGCCGAGTAGCAGCAATTGGCCTTGCGGAAATTACTAAGAAACTTGCAGTAGAAGCCTCTGTGGCTAAAAAGGCTCCAAAAAAGAAATAAATACCTACAACTAAGGGAGCAGCTATGTGCTGCTCCCTTTTTTGTTGTACACTTAAAGAAGGAGGAATTACTATGAAATGCGTTAACTGCGACAACCATGCAATCTATACAGTAGCCGATGCTGGGGTAAACCCTGTCGACTATTGCACCCAGTGCCTACCAAAGCACCTTCGTGAACGTGCGACTGCTGGTCACTTTCCATTAGCTTTTGTTTCAGCAGAAGAGACAACACCTAAGAAGTCTTCTAAGAAAAAAACTGAAGACCCAGTTGTAGAAGAAGTTACTGAAGAACCAACAGAATGAAAGTAACCCGCGTGAAAGCGGCCCAGGCTCACCCAATACCTTCTAGGGTTACAAGCCCTTCTGGACCGTTTCCACAAGAGTTATTTAGAGAGTCTAAAATTAATACTGAGTATGAGTCAGAGATACCTGAAGACGGAAGTAACTTTCCTATTGGGTCAACGGCTCAAAATAACTTCAAGGGCGCCCGCGTTCTAACATGCTCAGAGTGTAACGAGCGAGTTCTAGAGCATAAGACAGGCGACCATACCTGTAAGGAAGATTAATGACCCCAAGAAAAAGAGCCCAAGTACCTAGTATTGACGTGCTACTTGGCGGATATCAAATAGGTCAACCTTCTGGAGCCTCTAACCTTCCAACCCTTGATGAGTATCTATTTAACCCGTCATCAAAAGTAAAAAAAGCAGAAATAACTTCAAAGTATCAAGTTATATCTGCGTATAACTTAAGGGCAACAACAACCTCGAACCCTAAAAAACCAAGAACACTAAAAGCTGGATACGACGCAAATACTCAAACTTTAACTGTAGTTTTTAGGGATGGCACTTGGTGGAACTACTACGATGTTCCACAGTACCTGTGGGATGGTTTTGTTCTTTCAGAGTCAAAGGGTCAATACTTAGAAAGTTCTGGCCTCAATAGATGGCCTAAAATGGGATTAGCTGACCCAGCTGGAATGCCAAGAGACCAGAGAGTTCAGCTTAACGACATTAAAACATTTGCTAGTTATATGTACGGAGATGGCGGAGGCTTCGCAGCAAACTGATATGAAATCAATTGGACCACTATACGTAGACGTACTTCAGTACTACCACCGTAATTTGTTACCTGTGGTAGAAAAAGGCTGGACTCAAGAGACAGAGCACCCTTTTAGACAAAGCAAAATATGCCTAGTATTTCGTTTTCCCTTTACTAAGCCTGGGTTTGTGTTGGGGCTATGGAAGCGTTCTGAAGGCTTTGTTTTTGATGAAGATGCCGATGATATGATTGCTAAGGCGTTAGGCCTCAGAGATATGGAACTTAATACGGAAGAAATTGGTGACTGGCGTGTTTAAAAAGAAAAGTCCTTGGGATAAGCCTTTCTCAGAAAAAGTTTTAAAACGCGTAAGAAGAATCCACACAACAGAACTTGAAATGTGGATTGAACAGGCTACGTACGAAATAGGTCGCTGTATGAGCGTTTACTCTAGGACCCGTGATGTCGCAGTTCTAGAAGAGGCTTTAACCGGGGCAGAGGCCCTTCATGCTGTTGTGCACGAGTTGCACACCAGAACTACCGCAAAACTCGGATAAAACGACATGTCGACATTTGCGCTACAATTATCTTGCCTCTCTTCCTTCTCTCCCGTGTGTGGCAGCGTGAACCCTGGTATACCTACCAGGGTTTCATGTTTTTTACTAGACTAAGGAACATATGAGCGAGTTAGAATTTTTAGAAGAAGACGAAGAACTCTTAGACGATGAAGAAGAACTCATTGAAGAAGAGGAAGAAGAGCTAGACGAGCTCTCTAAAGAATTTGTTCGTAAAATTGTAGACAAAACAATTCAGTTTATGAACGCGCTAGTTGGGCACGAGTTACACGCGTATCAACTACCCCTTGCTCGTCGCATCATTGAGTCTGTGGTCATTAACGACGGCGAAGAAATCACTGCACTTGCTGCACGCCAGTCTGGTAAGTCAGAAACAATTGCTAATACAGTAGCTACGTTAATGGTGTTGTTGCCTAGACTTGCAAAAATGTACCCAGATTTACTTGGTCAGTTTAAAGACGGCATCTGGATTGGAATGTTTGCTCCAGTAGAGGGGCAGGTTGAAACGCTCTTTGGTCGCACAGTAAATCGTCTAACTTCTGAGCGTGCATTAGAAATTTTAGGTGACCCAGAGATTGATGACTCTCTCGGTAAAGTGCCAGGAGTAACACGACAAATTAAACTTAAAAACTCAGGCAGTAGCCTAATGATGATGACAGCTAACCCTCGCGCAAAGATTGAATCTAAGTCGTTTCATCTTATTGTTATTGACGAGTGTCAAGAGGCAGATGACTTCGTAGTATCTAAATCAATTTCTCCGATGCTTGCGTACTACTCAGGGACTATGGTTAAGACCGGCACTCCGACTACCCACAAGAATAACTTTTATCGCTCTATTCAATTAAACAAGCGTAGACAAACAGGTAGAGCATCTAGGCAGAACCACTTTCAATGGGATTATAAAGACGTATCAAAAGTAAACCTTAATTACGGCAAGTTCATCAAAAAAGAAATGCTTCGTGTTGGCGAGGACTCTGATGAGTTCCAAATGTCGTACAACTGTAAGTGGCTACTAGAACGCGGGATGTTCGTTACGTCCACAATTATGGATGAGCTTGGAGATACATCTCAAGAGGTTGTCAAGGCTTGGCACCGTACTCCAGTTGTAGTTGGAATTGACCCTGCACGTAAAATGGACTCAACTGTCGTCACTGTAGTTTGGGTTGACTGGGATAGACCAGATGAGTTTGGCTATTACGACCACCGAGTACTTAATTGGTTAGAAATTCAAGGCGACGATTGGGAAGACCAATATTTTCAAATTGTAAACTTTCTTGGCTCTTACGATGTTTTAGCGGTAGGTGTAGATGCTAACGGAGTTGGTGATGCAGTAGCCCAGCGCCTTAAACTTCTACTTCCAGGGGCAGAAGTTCACTCAATTGGCAGTAGCCAACAAGAGCAGTCAAAGCGCTGGAAGCACCTTAAGGCTTTGATTGACCGACGGATGGTTGGTTGGCCTGCACACGCTAAGACCAGACGCCTTAGAACTTGGAAGCGTTTTTACCAACAAATGACCGACCTTGAGACAAAGTTTCAAGGCCCAAATTTCTTAGCCCACGCCCCCGCTGAAGCTCACGCCCACGACGACTACGCGGATAGCTTGGCCATCGCTGTCTGTTTAACTATGGATTTAACTATGCCTTCGGTAGAAGTATCTTCTTCACCTTTTTATAGATAATTATTACTTTAGGCAGTATTTACCTTAAATAAGTAGCACACTTTTACCTGAGGCCTCAACCTTTACAAGGAGTTATAACTATGACAATCTCACCAGCACCAAGTTTCCCAGAACGTCCGGGTTCAGTTTACGACCGCAAGATGGCTGGCGCAGTGCCAGGACAGCGCGGACCACTTCGCTTTGAAGAGGGAATTGCAACTGATACAGATGTTCCGCAAGAATTTTCAAACGGAGCTGCACAGGGCTATATCCCTGCAGCAGGCCGTACAAACCGAAATGCAGCAGTTCACACTAAGCCAGCTGAAGAAACAATGCGTGAGCGTGCTCACGTAGGTTCTGCAGCATGGGTAGAAGCACCAAACACTCTTCAAGAGTTTGCTTCTGCTGGCTTTGGCGATTATGGTTCAAACGTCATTGAAGAAACATTCCGCAATGGCTCACACCAACAGCGCCTTAACCCTGCAGTAGTGCAGGACTAATAGAAGAAGTAGCTCCCCACCGTCCTGGCAACGGGACTGGTGGGGCTTTTCTAAGGATTAACTATGGCACTCATTTCTGGTCGTTCCGTAACTAATGCTCCAAAGCAGTTACCTGCTAATCCACGCCTCTGGAATACAGTTACTGTTCAGGCTAAGTCACGTTTTCCTAAGTATCCTTCACCAGCAGCCGCTCACTGGGTGCACACTAAATATGTGCAAATGGGCGGAAAATTTGTAGATTCTAAAAAAGATATTGACCCACGTAACCGAGATTACGTACAAGAAAAAAGAGACAAAGAAGAAAAAGACCAAAAGAAGAAGGTTACAAAACCTGTTGGTCATGGCGTTATTAAGGGCGAATCTTTTAAGCGTTAAAGCGACATGTCGATATTAGTGCTAGTATTTAGTTGTGAGTTTAACGAAAGGATTTATCGGTGAGTGGTAGCGGTCTAGATTTCTCACCTCCATCGTATAGAGCTGCGTCTTCTGATTTAACTATCTCTATTTCTCCACTAGGTCTTGTAGAACTAGCGGACGAAGAGTTTGAAGTACACGGTCCACGACTAAACCGTTATTCCCTTAACTGGGCCATGTATCTTGGCCATCACTATTCATACCGTCGTCAAGTAGGCGAATCACAGATGGTTCTTAACTACTACCGTGCGTTTACAGATTTTATTCTTAACTTTACATTTGGTAAGGGCGTTCAGTTCCGTAGCCCTAAGCAGACAGAAGCTATTGTTCCCGACTTGCTAGAAAGAGTTTGGGAAGTAGATAACAACAAAGCAACAGTACTTTGGGAAATGGGACAGCAAGGCGGAGTCTCAGGCGATTGTTTTATTAAAGTTGCTTACGAAGAGGCTTATCAAGACCCAGCTGGTCGAGTTCACCCAGGCCGTGTTCGTATCTTGCCTCTTAACTCATCATTTGCGTTTCCAGAATTTCACCCTCACGACCGTGAACGTTTAATTCGTTTTAAGCTTAAGTATCGTTTCTGGGGCACATCGCTTGAAGGAACACGTCAAGTGTTTACCTACACAGAAATTTTAACTGATGACTCTATTGAGGAGTACATTAACGATGAACTCATTGACTCTCGCCCTAACCCGCTTGGCGTCATTCCCATTATTCATATTCCTAATGTTCGTATTTCTGGTAGCCCTTGGGGCTTATCTGATTGCAACGACATCATTCCAATTAACCGTACGTATAATGAAACGGCTACAGATATTGCCGACATCGTTAACTACCACGCAGCGCCAGTTACGGTTATTATCGGTGCTAAAGCGTCGCAGTTAGAAAAAGGCGCTAATAAAGTATGGGGTGGATTACCTAAAGATGCTCGTGTAGAAAACCTTGAAGGTGGAGCACAGGGACTTAAGGGCGCTATGGATTTCCTTGCAATGATGAAGAAGTCAATGCACGAAATGGTTGGTGTTCCTGAGACTGCGCTTGGTCAAGCAATGCCTGTATCTAATACCTCAGGTGTAGCACTAGCAATTATGTTCCAGCCTTTGATGAATCGTTACCATCAAAAAATCATTCAATACGCACACGGGCTAGAGCGCGTCAACGAGCTTATCCTTATCAGCCTTGCGGTTAAAGAGCCTGACAGTATGCGGGCTAACCCAGGCACACGTTTTGCTCCCCTTAAAGAAGGGCAAGTTGAAGTTTTAGATTTGAACGACCCAATCAGCTTCCGTTCATACGTACACTTCCCGCCTCCGCTACCCCTTGACAAGCTAATCGCTCTTAACGAAGTTCAAACAATGCTTTCTCTTGGCCTAGAGTCTAAGGAAGGCGCACTTCGTTCACTAGGCGAAGAATTCCCTGATGAAAAACTTATGGAAATTCGTCAAGAGCTTATTGATGACGCTAAGGCCGACGGTGCTCTTAACCTTGTTAAGGGTCAGATTCAACAAGAAATTGCTCAGTTAACTGGAATGCTTCCAGGCCCAGACGGAGCGCCGCCTCAACCAATGCAGGGTCCAGAAGGTCAACCTATGCCAGGAAATCCTGGAGCGGCTAGCCCTATCCTTGATGAAGCTCAAATGTTTGCACAAATGGGTGAGCAAGGAATAAGACAGCGCCTTGTAACAGAAGCTTACGGTACAAAAATTCCACAACGGAGAGTGCCGGAAGAGTATGAAAAGTAAACAGTTTAGGCTGACAAGTCTGGCTAAACAAGCAAAAATTGTTTACTGAAAGACAACGTTTGGTCATATGTGATTTAAATCGGACAACGACCCCTAGGATAAAAGGATGTATGGAATGGATACTGCAGAAGTAAACGCAGAGGCTTTCGCGGCCGAAGCAGGAGTAACCCCAGTTATGAATATCTCTGATGCTGACGCATCAGTTGTTAACACGCAAACTACAAAATTTTATACAGAAGACGACCTTGCTAAGGTTCGCTCTCAGGAAAAAGAAAAACTTTATCCTCAGATTGAAAAGCTTAAGGAAGAAGTTGATGTATTGAAGCGCAGTCGAGAAGAAGAAGCCAATCGAATTGCAAATGAAGAAGCAGAGCGTCAAGCTCGTATTGCTCAGGAGCAAAAAGCTAAGGAAGAGTCCGAACTAGAAGTTCGTGACCTACTAGCTAAGAAAGAAAAAGAATGGCAAGAACAGCTAGAGCATGAGCGTCAAGAACGCGAAACTGCTTTTGCACTTCTAGAACGTGAACGCACATACGCAGAACTTCAGAACTACCGAGCACAGAAGCTCGAAGCTGAGCGTGACAACATCATGCCAGAGCTTGTTGACTTGATTAGTGGAAACACTATTGAAGAAGTTGATGCAAGCATAGAGAGCTTGAAAGAGCGCTCAACTAGAATTCTCGAGTCGGCGCAGTCTGCAATGCAGAATGCACGCCGGGAAATGACAGGAACAAGGGCAACCTTGCCTCCTGGAGCCGGACCTTTGGACACCAATTCGGAGCAAAAAAACTTAACGGCGCAAGATATTGCGTCAATGTCAATGGATGAATACGCTAAATATCGTGGTCGACTCTTGAGCCCAAGTGCACAAGGGAAGACAAAGGGACTGTTCGGGTAACCCCAAATCCAAATCCAACTAAGGAGTTAAATAAATGGCATCTGGTATTACGGGTACCGGCAATCTCGCTGCGTCCCCAACCGCCTATTCAGGTACTAATACACAGCTGACTCAAGCAATTCAGACTATTTGGTCAAAGGAAATTCTTTTCCAGGCCATGCCAATCTTGCGCTTTGAGCAGTTTGCAGTAAAGAAGACAGAACTTGGTGTTGCACCAGGTCTTCAAATCAACTTCATGCGTTACAACAACCTCGGCTTTGCTTCAGCACTTGTCGAAGGTGTACGTATGCAGACAAACGCACTTACAGCACAGCAGTTCTCAATCACAGTAACTGAGCATGGTTATGCTCTTGCTGTATCTGAGCTATTGCTCAATGCTTCATTCGATGACGTAATGGCTTCAGCCTCACGCCTTCTTGGTCGTAACATGGCAATCTATCTTGACCAGTTGTCACGCGACACACTCTATGCAGCAACATCAGTAATCTACGGTGAAGACCGCTCAGCACTAACAGCTGTTAACAGCTGGTACGCAGACGGAACAACCGCAGCAAACCGTGCTGCAATGACAGGTTCATACTTCATGACACCTCACACTGTGAAGGACGCAGTAGAGAGCCTTGCAACAAAGAATATTCCTCGCCTTGGTGAGACATATGTTGCATTCGTTCACCCACACCAGTCACGTAAGCTACGCGACAATCCAGAGTTCATCGAAGTAACCAAGTACGCAGCACCTGGTAACTTCATGCTCGGTGAAATCGGTCGTTTGTACGACTGCGTATTCATCGAAACCACACAGGTCCTAAAGGTCGCTGGTGGTGCTGGTACTTCTTACACAACAGACACAACAGTTGCTAACCCAACAGTTGCTGCTGGTGGTGGATACATCACACCTGCTACAAAGACAGGTAACGGTGGTTCAGACCGCTATGCATCTATCTTCATTGGAGATAACGCATTCGGTCACGCAATCTCTCTTCCAGTCGAACTCCGCGATGGCGGTATTCTTGACTTCGGTCGTGAGCATGCACTTGCTTGGTACTCAATCTTCGGACTTGGTCTAATCACTGACCAGGCTGTAGTTATTGCAGAAACCAACTAATCACAACTTAATATCTTGAAGGTTGGGCGGGGAGCCTTAAAACTCCCCGCTCCAACACAAACTCATTTACTAAACCGGAGGATACAAATGGCAACAAAGAAATCACCAACAGACGTCACAGGCCGTAGCCGTGATGAGCTAGCAGACCAGTTCTCAGATGAAACAGCTAAGAGAGCCGAAGAAATGTCACTAGCAACAGCAACTGCTGCTATTCAAGCAGAAACACAAGTTATTGACGCTACCAAGCCTGACCGTCAAACAGTTATCGTTGACACAGTAGACCGGGTAGGTAAGCAAGACGACACAGTAATTATCCGTGTTGTAGAAAACATTGAAAACATGACTCTTGGAGCTGGAAACAACTTTAGCTTTAAGCCAGGTCAGAAGTACGAAGTTACACGTTCAGTAGCTGAACATTTAAAAGAAAAAGGCTACTTAGCAGCCAATATTTAATTGGTTAACGAAGCAGCGGTCTTCCCCCCGCTGTTTCGTTTATCAAGTTTTTTTGGCCGTAACCGCTACCATTAGATTAGTTACGTTAGGAGTGGTTAGTGGCTGTATTAGCAGACCTAGTGTCTAGAGTAAGGCTTGAGCTAGGCGACCTGCCAACTCAGTTTACCTACACCGCAACAGGCGACGGAACTACTAAAGTTTTTGACTTAAAAAAGAAGCCTGTTGAAAACACAACTCTTTTAGTTACAGTAGCTGGTAGCCCAGTAGCTACCCCTGCCGGGTACACAGTTCAGCAAGATTTAGGCATTATTACTTTTGTAACTGCCCCAGCCCTTAACGCTGCAATCTCGGTAGTTGGAACCCATTACCGATACTTTACAGACTCAGATATCACACGGTTCGTTAATACTGCGGTTGAACAGCATACCTTTGAAAGAACAGACGGCTACGGAAGCCAGATGACGATTGCCATGCTTCCGCCAGTTGAAGAGTACCCACTTGCAATTCTGTCAACAATTGAAGCTCTATGGGCGCTTGCTACAGACTCTGCATTTGATATTAATATATCTTCACCAGACGGGGTTATGATTCCTCGCTCCGATAGATACCGACAGCTTACTCAGATGATTCAATCTAGAACTGACCAGTACAAGCAGCTTTCCTCTGCGCTTAACATTGGAATTTGGCGTATTGAGATGGGAACACTTCGCCGTGTTTCTCGCCTTACTAACAAGCTCGTACCTATGTACTTGGCTCAAGAGATTGATGACTCCCGTAGACCAGAGCGCGTCTTTATTCAGAACGACCTCAAGGGACGTAAGCCAATGCCTACTTACGCGGGTGTTTACGATATTGCGCTTTATCAGGGCGACTCATGGTCTGGCGAATTTGACTTCCCCTTTGATGTCACAGCGCTTACTTTTAAAGCTCAAGTTAGAACTTATCCAAACGCCCCTGCACTTTACGCCACATTTACGATTGATAAAGTTGACGCGGCTAACGGCCGTATTCGTTTGACGATGCCTCCGTCGGCTACTAAGTATTTACCAGCACGAGCCTTCTGGGACCTTCAGGCCACAAGTACAACAGATGCAACCTTCGAACAGACCTATATTCGCGGGCAAGTATTTGTAACCCAACAAGTGACATTGGATTAATATGAGCGGACTTATCCCAGTAAACGGCCAAGTAGTTGTGCAGGTAACCCCACCAGCATCGCCTGCGGTCACCTTAAACCAAATTACAGTTGGGGGCATAAATCAACCCTCGGTGGCGTATCATCATACTCAGGGAACATCTTCGGCTGTGTGGGTTATAACTCACAACCTTGGTTGGTATCCAAACGTAACTGTTCAGGACTCGGGCGGGTCAATCGTTGAAGGTGAAATAGCCTACACGAGCACCATGTCCCTTACGATAACTTTCACCGGGGCATTCAGCGGCAGAGCGTACCTTTCCTAAGGAGAAAAGATAAATGGCACGTAAATTTTTAACGTCACTTGATTTGACGAAGAACGAGCTTCAAAATGCTCGTATTCAAAATCTAGCAACAGACCCAGCAAGTCCTGTAACAGGCCAGGTTTACTACAACACCGCTTCTAATGAAATGCGTGTTTATAACGGCACTATCTGGGAAGCTGTTGGACTTAACGGCGTAACCGCAGATGCTGCAGAAATCAACATCCTTGATGGCGCAACCCTTACCACTACAGAGCTTAACTATGTAGATGGTGTTACCTCAGGTATTCAAGGTCAACTTGACCTAAAGGCTCCTCTTGCTAACCCTGTCTTCACAGGTGTTGTCTCTCTAGACTCTTCAATTGTATTTGAAGGTTCTACAGCAGACGGTAACGAAACCACACTTACTGCAACTGACCCAACCGCTGACCGCACAATCACTCTTCCTGACGCTAGCGGAACAGTAATCCTTACAACCAACAAGGTTACAGATTTAACAGCTCCAACCAGCTCGTTCTCAATGAACAGCCAGCTAATCACCAACGTAGCAGACCCAGTAAGCGCACAAGATGCTGCAACTAAGAACTACGTTGATTCTGTTGCCCAGGGCCTTGATGTTAAGGCCTCTGTTCGTGCAGCTACAACTGCAGCAGTAACTTTATCTACAGACCTTGAAAATGGAGATACTCTTGATGGGGTAACTCTTGCTACTGGTGACCGAATTCTTGTTAAGAACCAGTCTACTGGCTCTGAAAACGGTATCTATGTAGTTAAAGCCTCTGGAGCTCCAGACCGTGCGCTAGACGCCAACGTAAGCGCAGACGTAACTGCTGGAATGTTCGCTTTTGTTAGCGAAGGTACAGTAAACGGAAATAGCGGATGGGTATTAACTACTGACGACGCTATTACGCTAGGAACTACTGCTCTTACTTTTGCACAGTTCTCAGGAGCTGGAACTTACACAGCCTCTAACGGCGTTCTTCTTACAGGAACTAACTTCACGTTTGCCCCACTTTCTACAGGTGGTCTTCAAACAGCTGCTGGTGGCGGTTCTATCAAGCTTGCTGCCAACTCAGGTGCTGCTACAGACGCTAACGGTTTTGCAATTGGTGCTGGTAACGGTATCGTCGTTGGAACCAACACCATCTCTGTTGATGCAACCGTAGTAGCCCGAAAGTACTCAACCACACTTTCAACTTCAGCTACTTCATACACAGTCACTCACAACCTAGGAACACTAGATGTTCACGTTCAAGTTTATGAAGTGGCTACTGGAGAAGAAGTTATTGTAGATAACGTGCGAGCAACAACATCCACTGTAACACTTGGCTTTGCATCTGCACCAACATCTAACGCCTACAGAGTAGTTGTAATCGGGTAATATAAATGAGTACAAAGGCATTAGTACCTCTAAACGTACTGGCTAAAGGCAGCGAGCCTGTTGGCCAACGAGCGGGTGACCTATACTTTGATACAACCACATTAAAACTAAGAATCTATGATGGTACACTTTGGATTGATATTGTCGGTACTGGTGGGTCATCTCAGCTTCAAGTAGATGGTGGAAGACCAGCGTCGTTCTACGGAGGAACGCCGAATGTATTTGGTGGGTCTCCAGATTCTACATTTACAGGGGAGTACACAGGTTCTTATGACGGAGGGGTTTCATAATGGCAGTTAATATCCTACTACGCAGAGGAACTGCGGCTGAGTGGACTGCTTCAAACCCAATTCTTCTTGAAGGTGAAGTTGGTGTAGAAACTGACAGTAAGAAGCTTAAAGTTGGAGACAGTCTTACAGCTTGGGCTTCTCTACCTTATATCACCCTAACTCCAACAGCTGCAGCAAGCCTCTACGCTACGATTGCTAACCCTAGTTTTACTGGCACAGTGTCTTTGGGTACTGGTGTCAACCTTATATTTGAAGGCGCAACCGCAAATGATTTTGAAACTACTCTTGTAGTAGCAGACCCTACAGCAGATAGAACACTGACTCTTCCAGATGCAACAGGAACACTAGCTACACAAGGGCACGTAACAACTGAAATAGGAACGCATAACTCAGACACAACCTCAGTGCATGGAATTGAAGACACTTCAACACTTGCTACAAAGACATATGCAGATACCTCAGTTTCAACACATAACTCAGACACAACTTCTGTGCATGGAATTGCAGATACAGCAGACCTTGCAACTAAATCATATGCTGATACAGCAGCCGCTAACGCAGTCTCTACATCACTTGGTACACACAGTACAGACACTTTAGATGTACACGGGATAGTAGATACCAGTCTTCTTGTAACAACAACTGGAACTCAAACTCTTACAAATAAAACAATTACTACCCCCGCTGGACTAGTTAAATCAGATGTAGGACTAGGAAACGTAGATAACACCTCAGATGCAAACAAGCCCATCTCTACAGCAACACAAACAGCTTTAGACAACAAACTTGCCTCTGCAACTGCTGCTACAACTTACGCACCATTGGCTAGCCCGACTTTCACAGGAACAGTTGTCCTTCCTGCAAACACAATTTCACAGTCAATGATGGGTGATGACTCAGTTGGAACTAACGAAATTGGTGGACTTGCAGTTACTACTGGGAAAATTGCAGATTTAGCAGTCACCGAAGGAAAAATTGCAGATAGCGCTGTAACTTCTGCAAAGATTGCAGATGGAACAATTGTAAATGCTGACATTAACGCCTCAGCCGCGATTGCCCAGTCCAAGGTTGCAGACCTTACTACCGACCTTGCAGCAAAACTTGCTTTAGCTGGCGGAACAATGACAGGGGCAATTACACTATCAGGTGCACCAACAGAATCTCTTCATGCAGCAACTAAGGCATATGTAGATTCTGCAGTAGAAGGGCTTCATGTTCATCCATCTGTAAAAGCAGCAACAACTGAAAATGTAAACCTTAGCAGTCAAGTTGAGGCAGGCGATATTCTTGATGGAGTAACTCTTGCACATAACGACAGAATTCTTGTAAAGAATCAAAGTACAGCATCTCAAAATGGTATTTACATTGTTCAGCCAAATGGAGCACCAACTCGTGCTACAGATTTTGATACAGCAGCAGAAGTTGATTCTGGTGACTTCGTATTCGTAGACCAAGGTACCACTCAGGCTAATAGTGGGTGGGTACAAATTAATACCCCTGCAACTATTGGAACCGATGCTATAGAGTTCGTTCAGTTCTCAGGTGCTGGAACATACTTAGCAGGTAGCGCACTTACACTAACTGGTAATACATTCTCTATTGCAGATGGGGCAATTACATCAGCAAAGATTGCAGATGGAACAATTGTTGACGGGGATATTAATGCATCAGCAGAAATTGCCCAGTCTAAGATTTCAGGCCTTACCGCTGCTCTAGGAGATAAGGCGCCTCTAGCCTCACCAACATTTACAGGAACTGTAACGCTTCCTGCCGCAGGAATTGTGTTTTCAGATGGAACACAGGCCCTTGAAGGTGTTCCATCACGTACCCCTATTATTCAAAAGACAGCTTCATACACACTTTCTTCTCTAACTGAGAGAGATGACTTAATTGAAGTTGCCAATGCAAGTGCTACAACAATTACTATCCCATTAAACTCAGCAGTAGCTTTCCCAGTAGGAACATCAATTGATATCCTTCAAACTTCTACAGGACAGGTAACAATTGCTGGAGCTGCTGGAGTAACAGTAAACGCAACACCAGGATTAAAACTGAGAACCCAATGGTCTTCGTGCACCCTTTTCAAAAGAGCAGAAAATACCTGGGTTGTCTTTGGCGACTTGACGGCTTAAGAAAATATATAGGAAAATAAAATGGGTAAAAGAGTTGGAAAAAAGTCACAGGCTTCAAACGACTTTTTAGAGCCATTAGCTCCTACAGGCGTATCCGCTTCAAACGTTGGAACAGGCAGAGCCTATAACAATGGAGCAGCGGTTGTTTCATTTTCTTTACCAGCACTTTCTCCTGCAGCCACCTCTTTTACAGTAACAGCAAGTTCAGGCCAAACAGCAAGCGGGTCATCATCTCCAATTACAGTTACTGGCATTCCTGTTAGCGCATCTGTAACATTTACAGTAACGGCTACAAATGCTGCAGGAACTTCTGCGGCCTCTACTGCCTCTTCTGCAATTGCTATTACAACAAGGCCACAAGCACCACAATCAGTTTCTGGCGCTGCACTTTCTGCAAACGTTAACAGAATTAGTTGGACTGCTGGAGCCAACGGCGGTAGCGCAATTACCTCTTATACAATTACTGGTTCTGACGGAACGACTTACTCTGGTATTTCGGGCTCAGCGGTATCCTATGACGCTACAGATAACACCCCTTCCGCTACCTCCCCAGGCTCACAGACCTACACTATTGTGGCTATTACTTCGGTAGGTACCTCAGATGCAGCCGTGACAGGCACCGTTAATACTACTGCTCCGTTCTTCCCACCATTCTTTCCTCCGTTTTTCCCATTCTTCCCGCCGTTTTTCCCACCGTTCTTCCCATTCTTCCCATTCTTTCCGCCATTCTTCCCGCCGTTCTTCCCGTTCTTTCCTTTCTTTCCTCCTTTCTTCCCACCATTCTTCCCATTCTTCCCGCCGTTCTTCCCGCCGTTCTTCCCGCCATCTTTCCCGTCCTTTGGTGGATGTGGGTCAGATTGCTATTTCTGTTTGTATGACTTCGGTGCAGGGTGCGGTTGTTCGTGCGCTTTCTAAGATATGGTATATTTATTAAGTAACTACAAAAGGAGAACTTAATGAGTACGTATGCGTATGCAACAAAAATATCTGAAGACTCTTACGAAGTTTTTAATATGCTACACCTTGAGAGCCCTAAAGCAGACCTTTTAATTCAGCGTATTGAAAGTGCGCTAGATAGCGGGCTTCCAATAACAACAATGGTTACTACAGACATTGCAAACGTATACCCTGGAGCAGTTTGGGACGGCGAGTCGTTTACTGGAGGAGAAGTACCTGAAAGACACAACGATACTCCTGATTGGGGTAGGTACTCTTTCCTAGTAGACAACGCAATTTTCTTAACGACGGTATCTCCAAAAAATAGTCACACAGATTTGATGAACGCTGCGGCTTTTGAAGAAGAAGTTATTATTCTTAGAGTGCCCGAGGGTCAAACCGTTGTTCGTGGCTCTATTTGGGATGGCACAACGTTTACTGCCCCAGAGTAGCCCATGTCTAAATGGAATGACTGGAAGGCCTCTCTTGGAGACTCAAGGCCGTGGCACTTGATTGATTCTGGTAAAAAGCTTGATGACCAGGAGATTATTAAAAAAAGACTTGATGAATGCATGTCTTGTGAAAACCTCATTAAAATTACAAAAAGCTGTAAACTATGCGGGTGCATTATGCCGTTAAAAACAACGCTTGCAGATGCAGAATGCCCTATTGGAAAATGGAAAAGACAGCCACTTAATTAGTTTATAGGACGGTAAAAAATGCATAACGAAAACGAAAACCATTGGTTTACAAAAGATAGGTCAGAGACCGCGTCAAATAGAGTTCCTGAGAGAGCTCTAAACGATAAGGTAAGTGTTAAAAATTTAGGTTTGGGACTACACGTTTACCAAAACACTTTTTCCAGTGAAGATGCTGCAAGATACATTAACACTCTTGAATCCAACCTATCACCAGGCAACAAATACAAGTGGTCAGAGGCGCAAGTTACGCAGTCTGATGTCCCAGTTAAGCGGGCAAGAGACTGCGTAGATTTTAAGTATAAGCAGGAAAACCTTGGCCCTAAAGATGAATCAAACGCTGAACTTATAGACCTGCATGAGGAGATATACCAAAAGCTTAAATACTGCATAGACGACTACGCTAGATACTGGGGTATTAATGTTGTATATTACGAGGCCTTTAACTTTGTAAAGTACGAGGGAAGCGGCACCCACTTTAATATTCATGCAGACCACGGCCCAGCGTATAACTGCACAGTGTCTGCTGTTATTTACATTAACGACGACTACGAGGGCGGGGATATAAAGTTCCCAAGGCTTGATAACTTAGTTTATAAGCCAAAAGTAGGAGACATTGCGGTCTTCCCCTCAAATTACATCTACGAGCATGCCTCCCTTCCAATGGTGTCAGGGACAAAGTATTGCGTCGTTGTTATGACAGATATTAACGAGTTAGGGCACAAATAATGCCTTTGACTGCCATATTTAGACCCTTTAGACCTTGGATAAAAAAAGGAGACATTTCTTCTCCTGCCCCAACACAAACAGAAATCCCAGACTGGTATAAAAACGCAGATAGATTTGCAAAAATGCCAAACGGGGAGTACTACAAAGCGCCAAAAGAGGTTTGCCCGTTCCCTAAAGAAGGCACAACAGATGACTACGGAAAGATTCCTACATGGAAAGCGTGTCCCGCAATTATGGACGCTTTTACAACTGGATACGTATTTAAAACACCGTGCGATTTAGTTTTTTATAAAAATAGCCAGGGAATCATAGATGTAAAGATTGATGACCCTAATTATAAAGATTTTTGTACTCCGCGCCCTCCTATGCCTCAATTTGAGCATCCGAACGGGTACTATCAAAATCATTTTGCTTGGAGTATTCCCTGGGGGTTAGAACTTCCAGATGGGTACAGCGCGTTGTTTATGACTCCAATGAATAGATTTGATTTACCATTTTTAAATACCACTGGGGTTGTAGACGCTGATAAGGTGCACTTACTTGGAACCTTTCCATTTTTTATTTCGGAAGGTTGGGAAGGCACATTACCGGCGGGAACTCCCTGCATGCAGGTTCTTCCTTTTAAACGAGAAAACTGGGAACACAAGGTAGAAATTTTAGACCAATCCACGATGTATGATAAAATGGTTAATAACATGCAGTTTTACCGACAGCCTGATGGCGGGGTATATCAAAATAAAGTTTGGTCCAGACGAGAGTACAAATAGGGAGAATATAATGTCTACATGGACGGGTAAAGAAGACCTAGGTAATGGGATATTCCGTTATAAGGGCGTAATTAATAAAGAGATTGATGTTGTAAATAGAATTGAGGCAAACCTTAAGCCAGAGGGAGATACGACTGGGTACGCGTGGCAACCTGCGTATGTTGGCTATAAACAACTTATGCCAGAGTATAGAGACTGCAACGACTTTAAGTTTAAAAAAACAGACATTGAACATGACAAGAGTCAGGTTAGTTTAAACCTACAGGCTTTGTGGCAAGACCTATACGATGTTAAGCTGCCTGCAGTTCAAGATTATTCAAGAATGTATAACATTAATAACTTAAAGTACTGGGAAGCGTTTAACTTTATTAAATACGGCCCTGGCCAACACTTTATGGAGCACCACGACCACGGGTTTTCCTACAACTGTACTGTGTCTTTAGTTTCATACGTCAATGATGACTACGAGGGTGGAGAGCTTTATTTTAGATTACAAGGCTTAAAGGTTAAGCCAGAGGCTGGAGACCTGTTTATTTTTCCATCAAACTTTATGTACCCGCATCAAGCAATGCCAGTAACTTCTGGAACTAAGTACTCTATTGTTACAATGCTTGATTACAGCAAAAAGTTTCACACGCCAGAAATGTATAGTGCAGACGCAGATTAATGTTTAATATATCAGTTGAAAAAACACATGGGGCTTTATTTGATGTTCAGCCTATGTCAATTAAAAGAGACTGGATGGACGCAACATCAGAGAATCATGCCTATAGATGCTTTCCAGTAACCCAGTCAAATGTAATTGGCTGGAGTTTGTCTTGTGTAGAAGATATTGAGTTTATTTGGGATGGGGTAAACGACCAAACACCAGACCGTGTTCAAGTGTTTAGTCCAGAAGGTGCTTATTCTGGTAGGGGTCAATCCTCTATAAGTTTAAACACCGGGCTAGTCTTTAGAACAGATGAAGCGGTCAGTATTTTTACCATTAATCCCGTAAATTATTTTAGCGATGAGTTTGAGACAATGTCGTCTTTAATTAGTACTTCTTTTTATGACAACCCCTTGCCTTTAGCTATTAAAGCCAAGGTTGCAAATAAACGAGTCGTAATTAAAGCAGGAACTCCCGTTGCCACAATTATCCCTATATCTTTGTCAAGTTTAAACGGAACAAATATTGAAATTGTTGAGTACCAAGACCCAGGCAGCAAAAGATTAAACGCAAATATGTCCTATGGGGAGGCTGCACAAAAGATAAACTCTGCTGGAAAATGGACAGACTGGTACAGAGACGCTGTAAATGAAAAAGAAGAGCCCTTAGGTTCTCATGAGGTAAAGGCACTAAAATTAGGGGTCATAGATAAGACGAAAAGGGATACAATATAAAAATGGATAAAAGCTCATACAAGGTAGTTCAAAGAACACCATCTATAACCCCATCAGGCTGGTTTGGGGATAGCAAGGACATGATTGTTGAGCTTGAAAACTTTATGACTCAAGAGGAAATAGAGTTTTTAGAAAAAGCCGCCAAATCTTTAACCATTTGGGATGTTACCGAAAGCCATACGAATGAGAACGGTACCGTTACATATGACTCAGACTATTGGAAAGATAGAGTTGCTACTCAGCCCACCCTGGATAAAAATGACCCAAAGATATCCCCAATAATTGCAGGCCTATTTCAAAGACTAAGGCCAATTATTGAAGAGTTTTATAAGGTAGAGGTTATCCCAACGGGTACGACCATTGTTAAATGGCTTCCTGGACAATTTCAAAACCCCCATGCTGATAAAGAGCTTCATGAAGGCCCTGACGCTGGAACACCCAACGACTTCCCAAACTATGACCTATCAAGTTTGTTTTACTTAAACGATGATTATGAGGGCGGAGAACTCTACTTCCCCCTACAAGGCGTGCAGTTTAAACCTAAAAAAGGTGCCGCTTACTTCTTCCCTGGGGATAAAAACTATATCCATGGGGTTACTGAAATCAAAAGCGGCTTAAGATTTACGTGCCCTTTCTTTTGGGAAATTACAGCGCATACAGGGGATAGAAAGCCGTAATGACGGGGTACAATAAAACATATGAAATCAATTTACGATATCCCGCTTAACTCGGCTGAGGGCACCCCTGATTTCTTAAGTCAATTTAAGGGTAAAGTCACCCTATTGGCTAATACAACCGTAGGCTGTGGTAACGCTAATCAAATGGAAGTTCTCCAATGGCTTCAAGATAAATACGGTGGAGATGATTTCCAAGTTATTGCTATCCCTACCAATGACTTCTGTGGCCCTGGAGTCACTAAGGGTAAGTGGTCTGAAGGCATTACCTGTGGCCTAGACTCACAAGAATATGGCCAAGAAGTTTATGGAACCACATTTAAGTTCTCAGAGATGGTGTCGTCAAACCCAAATAAGAGTGCCACTGAGCTAAGTCCACACAAGGGAGATAGCTCTGTAAACGGCCTAGGTCAACCACGAAAAGAAACTCACGAACTATATAATGAGATATCAAACCAAATGCTTGCGTACGCTGCAAAGCAAAAAGAGCTTGGTATTCCAGATAGAGATGGGTACTTGTCACCTTGGCTAAACCAACCTGTAGCTAATGGAGCAATGCAGGGCGGAAACTTTGAAAAGTACCTTATTGATAGAGATGGGTATGTTGCCAACTGGTTTCAATGCACAGTATTAAACTACGATATTGAAAAGACACTAAAAGAAGATTTAATAGCTAAAGGAACTCCTGCCGCTATGGGAGAGGGCAGAACTCCAGAAGTGTTTGATGAAGAGTACGCCCTTGTTCAACAGGAAATAGAAAAGCTTATTGCTGGAGATAAATCCCTTATAAATAACTAGACGGAGTAAAGCACAATGAACCTAGCAAACAAACGACGAATAACAAAAGACATAGTTGTTTATGAAAACTTTATAAACAAAGACGACTGCACAAAGATGATTCAAGCATTAGATGCTCAAGCAGCCAGTGGAGCAATTTCTTGGATGCCAATCTCATTTTACGAGTCCTATTCTTCAGTTTTGCCACAAGACAACGACCAAGAGGTCATTGACGCTGGCCTATCTCCAACCATATTTTCAGATATTGAAAAGGCAATGCCTGAAGCAATTGCTTCCGTACATGACCTTGACCCAAAAACAATTTGTAAAATTGGATACCACACACAAAAGTGGGAGCCAGGAGCGTACGCAAGAGTTCACTCTGACAATACAGACGCTGAAGGTAACTCAGGCGCTTTTACAAGAAGCCGCTACGCAGGCTTTCTATACCTTAACGATGATTTTGATGGGGGACTTTTACGGTTCCCAGCACAAAACATAGAGATTAAACCAGAAGTTGGAATGCTTGCTGTATTTGACGGCGGGTTTAACAATATGCACGAAGTATCTCTTATAACAGGCGGGGTCAGATACACCATTGGGTCTTTCTGGGATGATAGAGAAGAGTCGGATTACCCACAGGAATTAAGAGATGCGTGGGCTGAAGAGATGAAGGCCACTAGAGCGCAACAAGAAATTGAAAGAGCAGAGTGGCAAGAGCTGCTTAAGCAGGGTTGGAAGCTGGACGCGGCTGGAAATAAGTACAAAGCAGACGAGCTGTAAATGATTGAGCCATTTAAACAACAGTTAATAGATAGCGGGTATGTAGTTAAGGATATTACTCCAGAGCTGTTCTCTGTTGAAAACTTTTTATCAGAAGACCAAATAACTACCTTTTGGGACATTATAAATGGTACATCTCAAAAAGATTGGGAAGTAGAGTACTACTCAAACTTAGCAAGTTTTTGCATGGAAAAATTTGGCAGAGACGACGTTGATAATTTAGTTGCTGAAGGCAAGTTTGAAATCACTCAAAATTGGAAAGATAAAAACTTTAACATATTACATCATGAGATATATAGACCACTATACGATGGTTTAAACTCAATGGTGGTAAAAGCCGACCCAGAATTAATTTTAAGTGGTTTTGCAACAATTCAAAGAATGCAACCAGGAGTAGAGTTAAAAGCGCATACTGACCAAAGAACAGACCCGTCTATAAAATACGCTACGATTGTGTATATTAATGATGACTACGCAGATGGCGAATTATTTTTTCCAAACCTTGACATCCAGCTAAAGCCCAAGCCAGGAACTATGTTATTTTTTCCAGGGAACGAAGAGTATGAGCACGGGGTCAAGCACGTAGGGGATGGACCAATAAGGTATGTTCTTGTTGGGTTCATTAAAGAAAAAGACCACTATAAAAAAAATAAGTACTAAGGAGACACAAAATGGACAGAGAGATACTTGAAGAAAAAGTTTACTACTACACAAACGTAATTGACGACCCAAAGAAACTTGTTGCTGCAATTGACCAGGACAATGAAAACCCTTGGGGCGAATGGATGGCGTGTAGTGGTGAGGCGTATGTCTATGGAACAGATAAGAGTATCTTTGCGGACCCGTCAGACATTCAGAAGACCTATATCTACTCTACATTACAAAAGGCTTTTGATGATGTAGCAAGAGATTACGCGGTAGCCCACGGCATCACAGATGAGCCTAAACTGTTTCCAATGTATCCAATTAAAAAGTATAAGGCAGGCACATATATGGGTGCTCACTTTGACCAACAAGAGGGCGATGGCCGTCTTAAAGTATCTTTTGTTATGTACTTAAACGATGATTATGAGGGCGGAGAGCTATCTTTTACGATTGCTTCTCCAGATGGCGTATTACAAAACGCTAGTCCAAACCCAGATTTTGAAATCGCAAAACAAGAAGGAAGCTACACTTTTGCTATCAAACCAAAAGCTGGAAGCATTATTGTTTTCCCACCATCTCCGCCATACCATCACACAGCACACTTAGTGAAGAGTGGCGAAAAGATAATGGTGCCTCAGCACTGGATTCATTAACGTTGAAAACAGCAATTGTTACTGGAGCAAGTAAAGGCGTAGGGTTAGCTACAGTAAAACGCCTGTCTGAAAATGGTTACAAAGTTATTGCTGTTTCAAGAAACCTTTCCAAAGTATCTGAGCTTGTATCTGACAACGTTGAGGTATATAGCCTAGACGTAACAGACGCTAAAGCAATAGAGAGATTTTATGAGCAGTACAAAGATATAACACTAGACCTTTTGGTTAATAATGCTGGTGGCGGCTCTAGCCCAACTAACATTATCAATGAAACCATGGATAACTTTAGACGAGCCTACGATATAAACGTGTCTGGCCCTATGTATCTTTCTCAACTTTTTGTTCCCTGCATGGAGAGGTCAGACTCCCCAACAATTGTCTTTATTACCTCTTTTGGCGGTAAGGTGCCGTATCGCGGTGGGGGGAATTACACAAATGCCAAGCGGGGTGAGCGCGGTCTAATTGACACAATGAGGCTTGAGTTTCCTCAATTTGGCATTAAAATTACAGAAATTTGTCCAGCAACCATTGATACCCAAGAGCAAAAACGAGACTACGCCTTAACTGCAGAGGATTTAGCAGAAGCTATCTACTGGGTAGGGTCGTTACCAAGCCATGTTAATATAAATGAAATTGAAATTTGCCACATCAACAGTAGCAAGTATAACTAATCATGATAAAGCACGGAGAAGGTGTGTACGAAATTGAGGGGTTTTTAGATGAAGAGCTGAGAAGTACCCTTGTATCTGAGGCTCAACTAGATATTGATTGGGATACTACGCACGTAGGAAATACAGTTAAAGCTATGAGTGATGAGTCACTTGTTAAAATGAACAATCTGTATAAAAATATTGAAACATTTTTTACTAATATAGAGTCAATAGTCTATTCTCGTGATTTACGAAAACTAAAAGATTCAGAGTTTATGTGGCCGCACACAGACGGCGGAAACCCCGATGACCCAAGAACAATAGTTTTTGGTATTGCTATTTATTTAAATGACACCTTTACTGGGGGAGAGCTGATATATCCAGACCTTGGACTAAGCGTTACCCCAAGGCCAGGAAGCATGGTTATCCATAGTGCTCACCTTAAGCATCAAGTGTTTCCAGTTTTAGGGGGAGAACGGTACTCAATAACTACCTTTGTTTTTGGCGATGAATCTACTAAATTTAGCCCTATAATATAAAAATGAGAGCATATACCCCGGGCGGAAGATTTAGCACAGATTTTGAGCTAAATGAAATTGCCGATGGCATAACCGCCGACTCAACTAATCCTAAGGGTACTACCGGACAATGGTGGGCGTATAACGCTGCGGCTTCTGTTAAAGACCCTATTTACGATGTAGAGCCTCTAGGTGTTGGTCGTGTGTGGACTGGCCCAGCTATCCTTAATATTATTAGCGCAAAGATAACCCAGGGAACTTCAGCCATAAATGACCGCGGTTTCTACAACGCCGACTCTTTGCACATTACCCTCAATATTGATGACCTAAGGATAGCTAGCCCAACCCTTTTTAATGCCAGAGGAGAGGTTAAGACCAGCCTAGACATAGCCAACAAGTACCGCCTTGTTTGGCAAGGCCAGGTATACCGCCCAGTTCGCACCCAACAACACGGGCAGATAGCCGAACGCCATACAATTATTTCGCTAGACTTGATACAATTAATGCCAGACGAGCTTGTCAATGATGTTCAGTTCTTGGCGTACGCACAAGCTTAGGAGTAATAATGGCTAAAGATGCAAACCCTTGTTGGGATGGCTACGTTCAAGTAGGCATGAAGATGAAGGGCGGCAAAAAAGTTCCAAACTGCGTTCCTGCAGGCTCCGGCAAGAAGAAAGTCGCAAAACCTACTACAAAGAAAGCTGGTAAAAAATAATGTGTGCTACCTGTGGATGTGGGGCCCCAAAAAACAAGCATGGTGAGAAGACCTTGGCTGCTGCTAATAAGAAGTTTGGCAAGAAAACCGCAAAAAGCAAATCTGCCCCTAAGAAGATGGGAAAAAAGAAGTAATGAAATACACAGCAAAGTCCGATAAAAAGCAAGATGCCAAAACTACTAAGGGCCTAGATAAGGACCAAAAGAAGAAGTTTGAGGCTATGGATAAGAAGCACAAGAAGCCTAAATCCCAAGAAGAAGACACAGCTTTAGACAAGAAGATTGTAAAAAAGATTAAAAAGAAGTAGAGCTTAGGCCCCCGAAAGGGGGCCTTTTGCTTTATCATTGAAGGAATTCCATGCGGGAATTAAAGCTCCACCCTTGCTAGTAGTTCTGCGTTTATTTTAAGGAGAATTAGTATGTCTAATTTCCAACCTCTCAGCCCTCAAAAGGTTGATAAGGCCCAGGCCAATCAGTTTTATACTGTTATTGTGCAAAACATCCCTGGGGCATCCAATAAAGTAGATAGCAATATTAAGGGGTTTTTAGACGCCGCTAACGCAATTCTTGCGTCGCGTTTTATCCGGGGCCGCTAATATGGCGCACCCGTTAGATTTTAAAGCTGCTGTAACTAAAGCAGAACCTATTGTGCGTAAAAAGTTTGACGCAATGCTGCCTCTTTCTGGGTGGCCTTCCAATGTTCGTGACAAAGTCACCCTTAACGTAACCCCTGAGTACATTGAAGTTGTATGGCCTACAGACCTTGAAAAAGCAGTACAAGACCTAGAGTACGGAACCCTAGGCAAGTCTCCGTCTCATTTTATTAAAAAAGTAGAAGCAATGATTGACAATGAAATCTCTGGAGCCTTGTCTGACATTACAGTTGACTTTATGCTAACTAGGGGGTTACCAGGATGAGCTTTATTCTTGCTGAAGACGCTGCACTTAAGGCCCTACTAAGCGGGCTTACAGTCACCGACGAAAAAGCGGGTGGCCCTTCTACCCCTCGCCCAGTACAGGTGTGGTTTGGAACTCCTGACGTAGAGTTAAGAGACCAGAAGTTTCCGTTTATAACTATTGACTTGATGGATATTCGCCTTGCTCCAGAACGTCAAATGTCAGGAGTTATATACGACAGGGACAACGCAGGTACAGTAGTGGGTAATAACACTACTGTGTACAGCTACGAGTACCCAATGACTTACGATTTAGTTTATCAAATTAGTACTTTTGCCCGTCACCCACGTCATGACAGGGCGCTTATGACTCAGTTAATTCAACGACGTTTACCAAGCAAGTACGGAAAGCTTGGCATTGTTAGCGATTCAGGTGTTGAAACAACCTATCGCCATATGTTTCTTGACGAGTTTCTAAAAAGAGACTCCGTTGAGGAGGGAAGGCGCCTACTTCACAATATCTTTATTGTGCGTGTTGTGAGTGAACTAACCCATTATGACGCTACACAAGCAACCAAGCTTGTACAGCAAGTAAATATAAACCCAACAACAACCCACATCCCATCTGACCTACGACCTATCTAATATTCGGCCCACACCCAAACAACCTAAGGAGATATACAAATGGCAACTTACCTTCGTCCTGGAGTGTATGTTGAGGAATCCCTCAATGCATTAGCTCCATCCGTAGGGCCAAACTCAACAACTGTCGCTGCGTTTATTGGCGCATCTGACCGTGGCCCTCTTACCCCAACCCTTGTTACCTCTTGGAGCGATTACGCATCTAAGTACGGAACTTGGAATACAACAACTAAGTTAAATGACGGTGTTGACACAACAACTAACAACAACCTGCTTCCAACTGCTGTTCGATTGTTCTTTGATAACGGTGGCGCAAACTGCTATATCAAGCGAGTAACTGCTGGAACACCAGTTTCTGCTACTCGTACTTTCACAGCACCAAGTACTACAACAGGAAGTATTACAGCAATTGCTGCCTCATCAGGAACTGTGACCTACACTACGTCAAGCACAACTGGTCTTGCAGTTGGTGACGTCGTCACAATTACAGGGGCTACATCAGTAGGCTACAACCTAGTCTCTGCTGTAATTACTGCAATTTCTGCAGGAGTTAGCTTTTCGGTTTCAAGCACATCTACTGGAACAACCTCAACAGCAACTTGGACTCGTCAAGCTCCAATTGCTACTATTACAGCTAAAAATCCAGGTCAATGGGGAAATAGCATGTATGTAACAATTGTTTCCTCTGCTATTACGTCTCGTAAAGACGTTGTTATTGCGTACCCAGATATTGAAACTGTTGTAGAAACATTTACAGATGTTACTTTTACAAACCCAACTGATGCTAGATACGCAATTAACTTCATCAACTCTCGCTCAAACTATGTTGTTGCAACCTCAGTATCGACAGCCGCCGAACCATCTAACGTATCAATTCAACAGCTAGTTAGCGGTTCAATCGGAACATCACCAACTTCAACAAACATTGTTTCGGCCGTTTCTTCATTTGACACGGTACTAAACTCACTTGTTCTAAACGCTCCTGGAGTTTTTACAAACACAGATGTTGCAACTCTGCTTAGTTATGCAGAATCGCGTGATGATGTGTTTGTTATTATTGACCCAGGTTACGTTACTACTGGTGGAGCTACACGAACCCCTTTAACCGCTACTGAACAGTTAGCGCTTTCATTAACCTACTCACCAACCTCTCTTGGTGCTGTGTACTACCCACACGTTACTATCGGTGACCCAACGGTTTCAACTTCAGGAGCTAGAGTACTAGCGCATCCTGGTGGAGCAATTGCTGGCCTGTTTGCTACAACAGACTCTTCTCGAGGAGTCTTTAAGGCACCTGCAGGACTATCTGCTCGTTTAGCAGATGTAGTTGCAGTAGAGCCCCTTACAAACGCAGAGCTTGATTCGCTAAACTCTGCAGCAGTTCCTGTTAACCCTATTCGTTATATTCCGGGTTCTGGTTTTGTTGTTATGGGTGCTCGCACAACTAAGGCTGGTTATGTAGACCGTTACGTACCAGTTCGTCGTACTCTTATTTACCTTCGTAAGGCTCTTACCGACCTTACTCAGTATGCAATCTTTGAGCCTAACGACGCTGTTCTATGGCGTAGCCTTAACGCAACTGTCTCAGCTTTCCTATCAGATTTCTGGACACAAGGCGGACTTCGTGGAGATACTCCAGGAAGCGCATACTTCGTTAAGTGCGACGGGGAGCTAAACACTCTGTCCGTAATTGACGAGGGTAAAGTAATCATCGAAGTTGGCGTGGCTCTACAGCGTCCAGCTGAATTCGTTGTAATCAAAATCGGTCAGTTTGACGGTGGAGCCACCGTTACTGTGACAGCCTAAGGAGATAAATAAAAATGCCTAAAAAAATAGAGCGTTGGTCAACCCATGCTACCGACCCGTTACGCGGATTTCGGTTCCAAGCAGAGTTCCTGACGTCATCAAACAATGGTTCCGTATTCACGGACAAAATCCTTGGGTTTAGCGGAGGTTTTAATACAATCTCTGGCTTGTCAATTACGACCCAAAACATTCAATATCGTGAGGGTGGCTACAACACCACCACGCACCAGATTCCTGGTATGACTAACTTCCAGCCAATTGCAATGCAGCACGGCGCATTATTCGGTAGCGATAACGCTATTGAGTGGATGCGTGGTCTTTTTGCAGCGGCGGCTGGAGACGGCCTTTCAACAACTGGTAAGGATTTCCGTTGCGATGTAATCATCTATGTGATGGACCATCCCGACACAAACCCATCAGATATTGCAACTGCTAAAATGGGCTTCAAGATTCACAACGCGTGGATTAACCAGCTTTCATTTACAGACCTTAACGCTGGAGATAACTCATTGCTTTTTGAAACAATGACACTTGTCCACGAAGGTTTGACTGTGTTCCACATTGACCCAACTACAGCAACCACAACCCGCAAGCCTGTATCAACAGGTCCAAAGGGATAACACTTAACTAAAGGAGCATTTATCGTGACAACAGAACAAATCGTAAACCAAGACGAACTCAACCGTATTGCACAAGCGGCGATGGCGGAGCCACAGAAAACAGTAGAAACTGTGGTTCCGTCAAACCCCCTTGTAGAACTACCTGGTGGGTTTATCACTGCAGATGGTGAGTTATTGACAACCGCAGAAGTCCGAGAATTGACAGGGGAGGATGAGGAAATTATTGCTAAATCATCTACTGGGTCAAAGGCTTTAACTGCGTTGTTAGTTAGAGGAACTGTCAGCATTGGTGACTATGAGCCAGAAACCGAAGATTTTGACAAGCTACTATCGGGAGACCGAGACAGTATTTTAATTGGAATTAGATGTTTAACTTTTGGCGAGGACATCGAGTACGCTGCTACTTGTCCAAGCTGTTCTCGGGACCAAATACTTCCAATTAATTTAAAAGAAGACGTTCGATACGTAACGCTTGAAGACCCTATTAGAGACAGAACTTGGAACGTTACGCTAAAAAATGGCGATGTTGCAAATGTTTCTTTACCTACAGGTAAAACTCAACGTCGTATTACAGAGGCCCCTGAGTCAACTACTTCTTCAGAGCTAACAACCATGTTGTTATCTGCAGCAATTAACGCTATTAACGGAGTTCCCGCTAAGCCAAATACTGCGTTAAAACTAAGCATTTCAGATAGAGAAAAACTTGTCTCCGATATCAGTACCCGCAACCCGGGTCCTCGCCTTTCGGAGGTGAGCAAGGCTTGTCAGGCATGTGGGGAATCTGTACCAACCCCACTAAGCATTGGCGCTTTGTTTCGTTTCTAACTACACAGATTTAATGGACCAATACGAACTACTATCTCGAGTATTTACTGGGTGGACATTGTCTGATATTCGTGCGCTTTCATTTAGAGAGCGAAACAACTGGCTTTCACGAGCCATAAATAGAAGGTAAGGAGGCATCAACGTGGCATTTACAGACAAGTTAAAAAACCTACAGTCTGTTGTAGATATCTACGCCAAGCTTGATAAACACGGTGACGGTATTGAGGCCTCCGCAAAAGCCACTGAAAAATTTATGCAGGGGCAGGCCAAGCATGCTGCGGCTATCATAGGAAAAGAGGGGTCAACTGACGGAGCTGGTAGCTCTGTTATGTCTAGCCCAGGCATTCCTCCTGTTATTGGCGCAAATGGAATGCCTACTCAGCCACATGCTGGTGGGCCTGCTGCAGCCCCGCAAGTAGTTAACCCAGGCGCTAAGGGCGCAAATGGGATGCCTAGCCAACCTAAAATCAACCCTGGCGTTGTTGAGACAGACCCCAACAAAGGTTGGGAACGAGGTCCGTTTGCAGATGTAGGGCAAATACCTGTTCTTGGAAACTTGTTTGAAAAGGCAGTTAAGCCTTTAAAAATGGCGTACATGGGGCTTCCTACTGTTCAACAAAGCTTTGACTACGAATACAACCGTAACCGTGCAGCATTTGCAGGCATGGGCGGAGGTGGCGCTCTTAAGGACCAGCAAAATGCTATTCGTCAAATGGGAACTAATCTTGGAAACAAGGGCGTTCAAACTTCTGCTACCGATGTAATTGAGGCTTTAAACAGCTCCCGTGCTTTAGGAACAGACATTCCAGGAATTGGAAACAGTTTAGCTACAGCATCTAACTTAACTCCTGGTATTGGATTTACTGGCGCAGCTAGTGCTCTTACTGGTTTAAACGCCGCACGTAACGTCAACTATCTTAAGGTTATTGGCGTAAATATTAGAGACGCTTCTACAGGCACAATGCGTGAATTAAAGTTAATTATTGAAGACCTATGGTCAACATTAAATAAACAAAAGCGTGGTGGCTCAGCTATCACTAAGCACGATTTACATATGTCATTGCAACCAGGAAACGCCCTAGACTCTTTGTTAGAGCAGTATTTTGGCAACGACCCAATGACCAGAAAAATTATTGAAGATGGTCTTTTAGCAAAAGCTTCTGGAGTAGTTGACTTAGGAAATCAAGAGCAGTTATCTGCAGCCGGAGTTATTCCTGATGCTATTAAGTCTAAAGCCAAAAGAGACAGGTCTTCAAGCAATATGATTGGTCAGTTTACTGACTCAATTGTGCAGGGGTTTGAAACAGCAAATAAAATGGCTGGAAGCTTTAGCGATTTAATGGTAAAAATAGCTGGGCTACCTGCGGTTAAACAATTATCGTATCTTTTTGCTGGAGGCAAAGGGTTTGCTGACACAGCCGTGGGAGTTGGCAATGGCGTAGGCGCAGAACTGCTTGACATGCTTACTGGTATCCCGTTCTTGGCAGAGGGTGGGCCAACAGAAGCTAGAAATACATACATTGTTGGTGAAAAGGGACCAGAGCTCTTTGTTCCTCATGGTGGTGGCGCACAAAGAATGATTGGCGTAAACGGACCTGAATTTTTTGCTCCTGAGCAAGACGGCCAAGTTATCCCAAATCATAAACTTAATTTTGCAGGCTTTATGCATGAAGGCGGCACTGTAACTAAGAAATTTTCTGACGGGTCAGAGACACACGAAAACGTTGATAATAATAAGGGCAAACCAACTCGCCACATGCACGAAAAAGATTACAAAGGAAAGTACAGAGCTGGGGACCAGATTCCTCACGATGAGCTAAGGAATATTCTTAAAAGAGCGGGTTGGAAAACTCCAGAAGATGTTGAAAATGGAATACGAATTATTGCTAAAGAGTCAGGTCGTCAACCCGTTCGTGAAAACCTCTTGGGCGCAGACATGTCTTACGGCCTATTCCAAATTAATATGAAAAATGACATTCCTGGAAACCCAGGGCAAGGCGACCGTCGTAGAGCCAACTATGCTAAATACGGGCTTAAAAATGACTGGGATTTATATGACCCAGAAATTAACGCAAGAATTGCTTGGGACATATCAAGTCAAGGCCGTACATTTTATAAAGCATGGTCTACTGCATCAGCTGCTGGTCTTGCTGGTAAACACTACGGGCATCCTAGAACTGATGACCCATGGTACGACAGTGTGCGAGGAAAACTTTGGGCGGCAGGGCAAGGGATTTCTAGAGCTGCTGGAACGGTAGTAAATAAAGCTGCAGACATTGCAGGTGATGTCTTTAACGCTGTTACAGACGTTGGCCCATTAGGTGGACTTAAAGGAATTATTAATGCGCTTAAAGGTGGCGCGGGAGGCGCAGCTGACTTTGCAAGGCTAGTTGCTGAGCTGGGTAAAGGACTTAAGAACGACGTTCTAGGGGCTCGTGCTGAAGGTGGACCTGTATCAGCGTCAGGTGCTTCAGGAAACGGCGGCTATAACATCAACTATGGTGGCATAACTATCAAGGTTGAGGGCTCTGCAAACTGGGATGAAAACAAGCTTGCTTCAGAAATTAAAAAGGCTCTTGATTACGACAACTTAATTAGAAAGGCGGTCTCACACTAATGAGCGACTTACCAACAAACGGGACGACCTATAACCTTTCTTACCCAATTACAACAACAACCAGAGCTGTTCGCAGAGTAGACGTTCAACAGGTTGTTTCTGTACCACCAAGTACTAAGCCGCTTCAAGGACTAGGGTCCTCACTAAACGCAGCTAGTACAGGAAGTTTAAAGCCAAGACCGGCGGTAGTTGACCCTGTTCTTGGTATGGGAGCCGCTGTAGTACAAGTTCCTGCGGCAGTAGCTGCTGGAGGAGCCTCTACATTAGCTTCGGGAGCTGTTCTTTCTACAGCAGGTGGCGCTTTATTTGCTTCTAACTATTTTACCTCCAGAATTGGAGGAGCTGTTGCTTCAGCAGTAACTTTTAATCCAAAAGCTGCAGCTGGGGCAGTCGGTGGTGGTGTTGGCGTTTCTTTAATAGACAGCGTTGGAAAATTTTTTGATAAAAATACGCCTTTTAATATTACTGAAAAGCTAGCCCGGTCAAGTAAAGACCAATTTTCTCCTCCTATTGATTTAGCTAACTACACGTTTAATTTATCGCCACATGAATGGAGCTTGCCTATCGCGCCTTCTACTGTAGACCACAGGGATTTTAAAAGGCACATTGTCTCTCCTGGCAGCGCTCAAGACAAAGGAAATTCTTCTACAAAAGCAAACGTAGTTGGAACTAACCCAAATACTAGTCCAAAGAATGCAATGCGTCGCGGAAGAATTGTTTGGTACGCCACTGCATCTGACACTAAATATACTGGAAACGGGTCTACGCCAAGTGCTGCTGCCCGTCAAATGGGATTTCAATTCCTATGGAACCCGGATTCTTTTGGAACATCAGTTAGCCTAAACCCAGATGTAACCCCCTCTATGCAAGACCGATTTGTTGGAGTTGCTGGCGCGTTTCCTGGTCAAGAAACAATCATGCTTAATCTTGAGATTAATCGAATTAACGATTTTGCATGTTTTGCCCATAAAGGGCCAAAACAATGGGACCCTAACCAAAGAAAAGATAGAGAAAAACAATGGAGAGAAAACTTTTCTAAGTTTTACACTCCGCACAAGTTAGGTAAAGCAACCCCAGAGATAATGACAAAGCAACTTAGAGAGCTATACGAATTAGGTACCCTGCACGATATTGAATTTTTATATCAGACTATCAATGGTCCAAACGCTAATTACATGTCCGGCGGATGGAAAAACTCTCTTGGCCGTGTTACTTCGGATATTGGATTTTTGTCTGCAACCCTAGTAAAAATTGAAATTGGCCCGTTAAACTACCTTGGGTACATTAACGGCATTTCTGTAAACCATCTACAATTTACTACTGATATGAAACCGATTAGAAGCCAAGTTCAAATTACAGCAAACCTTATGGCTTCCGTTGGATTGGCAGAAGGTTCATAATGACTATTCTAAGAAACTCAAGATACAACGACTCATACATTTACTACATTTCTGTTGTAGAAGACGGCAACATAACTTCTGTAGTGACCTATGATTTTGGCGAACTTGGTACCTTAAACTGGTCAGACTACGTTTGGCAAGACGGGGATAGGCTAGATAATATTGCTCAAAGTAACTATAGAAGTCCTTACTCTTGGTGGGTTATAGCTGAAGCAAACCCAGAAATTGAAGACATTTTAAACATTACTCCTGGAACAGTTATTAGGGTACCTCGCCGTGCTTAAATTTATTAGTATTAAATTTAACGGGATTGACGAGGCGCCTTCTAGACTCAGTTCTTTTCGTCTTGTTCAAGAAAAGTATAAACATGAGATTGCTTATCTTACCTTTAACGAGTGGGAACCTGTTTTTGATTTAGTAAAGCCAGGAATTCCTGTAGATGTTTTGTACCAAGAACCAAATAGTGAAAGAACATTTTATGGGTATGTTCACCACCTTGAGCCTGTAAAAACTCCTGGAGCTGACCACGTAAAAGTAGTTTTAATTGGGGCGTCTTACGTTTTAAAACAGTCTTCTCAAAGAATATACAAAAATATGACTGCTTCTGCTGTAGTTAGAGAGATTGCTGAAAGAAACGAGTTTTCTTACTCAGTTGTTGACCACCCAAGAGTGTACCCACAAATTGCTCAAACAGGAATTAGTGACTGGTTATTGATGGTTCGTTTAGCTAAACAGTGCGGTTATTCTTTACGTACTGAAAACACTTCAATTTATTTTGAGCCATTAGATGAAGACTTTACAACCTATAAAGCTCAAGCAAATATTTTTGAAATGCGTAATGCTAACGACCCAGAAGGAAGTACACTTTACTCTTTTAACCCACTTATTGGAGAAACTTTACATTGGGAAGACGGCTCTAAATCCGCAACAGCTATTTCTGGAGTTGATTTAACTACAAACGCCAACACAAACTTTGCAATAACTAAACAAATTAGAGATGTAACTGTTCGACAAAACAGAACAGAAGAATTTTTTGACCGGTTTAATACTAGTGTTGTAGCTCTAGACTACGCCTCAGCTAGCTATGAGGCTGAGTCTGCAGACATTTTGACTATGTTTCCTTACAGAGCAACCGCTGAAGTGCTAGGAAACGCCTCTTTACGCCCAGGAATGCCGATTTATTTGTCTGGTATTGGAGAGTCTTACGAAGGGTATTGGATAATTTTAGAAACCGAACACGTAATTGAAAGTTTACGATACACAACTAAACTTATACTTGGCCTTGATTCTTTAGGTAAAGGAAACCGATGGAAAGACGGAACCACTTTACTAGCACGCCCAACCCCAGAAGTTCGTAAGATTATTATTGGCCAAAGCCAAGACAAGTTAAAAGGGTTTACGGGGTTATCCGTCTCTAACGTAGGTAAACTGTCCTCATCTCCTCGCTCTATTTCAAAAACAGTAAACCGGGCTCCGTTAACCTCTGAAGAAACTACTATTGTAAAGTGGGTGGCTAGAGGTAACAGAGATTTACGGCGTAAAGAGCGGAACGAAGAACGGTATAGAACGCAGGCGGCAAGCGAAAGGTTAGGTGCTTTGGGTGTCCTCTGAAGATTACGACCGACGTTTTTATGGCATTTACCCTGGAAAATGCGTAGATATTGACGACCCAGAGCGCAGAAGCCGCATTAAATTAACTGTTCCGCAAATAACTGGGGAAGCTGTATCTAATTGGGCTTTACCATGCCGAGCACCTGGGGTTTCAAACGGAACTCCTGTAGCCGCAAATGAAAGCGTACCCGCTAGAAACGCCGTTGTTTGGGTAATGTTTGTAGGCGGAGACCCTAATTTTCCAGTCTGGATGGGAGTGTTGTAATGGCAGAATCAGCAATAGTTTGGCCGTTTAAATTTAACGCTACGGGGTTTATTGAGCATACCTACGACCAAAGAAAAATGTGGAGAGACCGAATTATTTTGGTAGTTCTCACCAGCTTAGGGGAACGGGTAATGCTTCCTAATTACGGAACCCTCGTCCCAAAAGCAGTTTTTGAAAACGAACAAGCCGCACTAGAAATGTGCCGAACGACTATATCTGAGGCGTTTTCAAAATGGTTCCCTACGTTGATGTTTAATGACTTGACAGGCATTTTAGACAACAACACCGGCTATTTTGACCTAGAAATCTACTACGCTGACGTTACTGGGGTCCAAGATTCCGTTAGAATAAGAACTGCAACTTTCACCCGATTTGGCGATATTATTAACGAGGTAACCAGTGGCTGACCAAAACTATGTACCGCAAGTGGATTACACCTCACGAGACTTCTTGTCTATCCGCGATGACCTATACCTACTGGTACCTACCTATGCCCCTCAATGGAAGAGCTTTAGAGACTCTACCGATTTTGGTAACGCCTTAATCCAACTTCAAGCGTACCTTGGAGACTTGCAGTCATACTATATTGACCGAAGCGCAAATGAAGCGTTTATCTCAACGGCTACAAAACGCTCTAGTATTTTGCGTCAGGCCGCTCTTTTGGACTACCAACCTACTCAAAGTAGCCCTTCGTACGTAACACTTACCTTTAGTAATACTTCTGCCGCACCTATTGAAGTACCAGCACGAACAGAAGTTAGCGCTACAGCCTCTGTTAACGGCGTCTCAACTCAAGTTGTTTTTGAAACGGACAGCCCAATTACAGTGCCAGCCTCTACAACAAGCTCCGCAATTTCAAACTTAGCTATTTCTAGCGGAACTGTAACTGTAACTACTTCAGCCGCTCATATTTTTTACGTAGGGCAAACTGTTACCTTTACAGGTACTGTTGCACCATTTGCGGCCGTAACCGGAACTGCAACCGTTTTGACAGTACCAAGCGCAACTACTTTAACAGTTCTAATTGGTTCATCAACCGTAGCTAGTGCAACAACTACAGGAACTATTACAGGTCTTGGCGGAGCTACGCCTGGCCAAGCTGATGTAACGGCAACTCAAGGAGTGACAATCACCGAAGAGGTTGTTACTTACAGCTCTACGGGAGAACCTAATCAAGTTTACCAACTAAAAAACTATCCAGTAATTGAATCGACAGTTGAAGTAACAGTTGATTACGTTGCGTATGAAAGAACTCAATACCTGATTGATTTTCCAGGTAGCACTCCAGCGTTTACAGTATTTACTGACGCCGATGACATATCTTTTATTCAATTTGGCGATAACATCGGTGGAAAAATACCTCCTTTAGGAAAAGTTATTAGAGCTACGTATAGAGTAGGTGGTGGCGAAGAAGGTAACGTTACCGCCGGTGCCCTCACAGAGTTACTAAACATAAACGAATCTGGCCTTAGCGTTACAAACCCAGCAGCTGCGGGCGGTGGAGCAAGCGCTGAGACAACAGACTCTATAAAAGTTAACGCTCCTATCAGCCTTAAGTCATTAAACAGGGCGGTTTCTCTAAACGACTACTCTTCTTTAGCCTTGCAAGTTTCTGGAGTTGCAAAGGCAAACTCAAAAGCTGAGACTTATAGCAGCGTTGTTTTATACATGGCCCTGTTTGGAAATCGAGGCGTTGAAGCAGACAACGTAACCCCTACGTATACTTTTAACGTTATTAAAAAAATTGTTGCGTCTTATCTGCAAGGTAAAGCGCCAGCAAACACCTCGCTAACTATTGCCCCACCTTCTTATGTTCCTGTTGATATCACCTTAGACCTAACAGTCCTTCCTCAATATCGTCAGCTTAACGTTAAGAGCGCGGCTTTGGCAGCTTTAGCGGAAATCTTAACTTTTGACAATGTGTTGTTTTCAGACCGTATCACTTTGCAATATTTAATGAGAATTATCGCAAACGTTCCAGGAGTTGATTACTCTCAGTTTAACGTCCTTTGCCGTCGTGATGCACAGCAATTTGCAAGCATTACAAACAAAGCTTTAACTTCAAATGTTGCTACTCTTACAACTGCTGCAGCCCACGG